AAAAAGAAAAGAGAATGCATCAAAGAAAACAAGCTCTTAAGATTTACAAAGAGAGGCTTCTAAAGCGAACTGGGAAAGAAGCCACAACAAAACCCAGAAAAGAAGGAAACAAAGAACGAAAAAACTAGGAAAGCAAAATAGGTGGATTTAAAGTATTTCCAGCCACTTCAAAATCTTCCATAAGACAGGCATTTAATTCAAAAGGAGTAAATTGCTTGGGATTATCTATGGCAATTTCCAAGTACCATGTGGTCTGGAAAGCCCAACTGGAATTCGCCATTTCAAAACCATTATTTGGTCCCGCTATCTCTAAGTCAAACTCGATGTCGCCTCCTCGTGGCTTTGTAATGTACCAGGAACGCGCGGGTAGAGCCTTGTTCGAGAGGTTGTTAATCAAGTCTATTCTAGCTGACGCAGCCCAGTCAGACTGCTTGACAGCGGCACCCCGACAAATAAGTTGAAATCTTATAGTTCCTTTCTTCCAAGCAGCCACTTTCAGCAAATTAGCTATAGGACTAGGATAAACTGTGATATTCCAGTTTCCAGTAGAGTCCCCACTTATCGTGGATTCCATCAAATCAGCAGTGAAACTCGCAAAATTTTGTTGGGCTGTACTTTCTAAGGGCGTGCGAACCATCCAAATTGGATTATAAGTTCCAAGCTGCTGTACCATGGTACTCTGCCCAGAAATTCCTAGCAAACGAGCCCCCTCAAAACCGGGGTTGTGACCGTAAGCACGATAGTTTCTGATGTCCAGCAATTTAACACCAATGACAAAATTTCCTTCAATAGTTGAAGTAGCAGAGTCATGCAAAAGTGCGTACAAGTGGGGACACCCATCCTTCTGAGGATTGACAGTACTTAATACCTGTGTAGACCATGCCGTCAAAAATTCGCTTTGCGTGAACGTTATAGTGGTACGCCCCTGAATTTCAGCAAACTGCACGAGCTTGTGGGGGAAACTCTCCAGATTAGTCATTTCCTCTGTAATATCACCAAACGCTATAAAGAAAGCAATGGTTGCCTTTATATAAGGAGAACTCATCTTTGTTATCTCAAAGACGAAATCTCCCCTAAAATATCGGTGAAGTGAGATAACAGCGTTTGGCATATTCATCAGAATAGCGTCTTTGGTACCAGCCCCTCCACCAATAGCCAAAGGCATCCTCTTAAGAACACGCGCAGGCCCTTGCGGAAAAGATAACTTTCCCATCCAGCGATTAATTGGAAAAGAAGCATGTGCAGAACTAATCGTCAGAATTTTAGGCACACACAAGCTTCTATCAATGTGCCATGTAAGCACCAGCGCTAAATCTGTAAGCGGTGTTGTAGTCCACCCGGTCACGCACTGAATGGCAAAATGTGCCTTCGTTTGTTGCAGAAAGACAAAATTCCAAGCATCACCACAAGGATTGGGGTTGAATGACAACTCAACAGCTTTCTCACAAGCAGGATTCCACACAATGGCATCCTGAGAACTTGTGGTATAAATATCTGTGTCTGCTGCTCCTGTTATGCCACTGTTGAAACAGATAGCTAATGCACAACCTGTATTCTCTGGAACATTTATAGAAGCAACACAGCGTATTTTGCCTCTGATGACATGGGTGCGAATCAAATCTATAGCGGCCCTCTCATTGCTATCTTGCAAAAAGGTGGCGAGCAAATCCTCCCTGAGCACAGTATTTCCAACCATTGTCTTGCTCAGAATGACACGGGAAGTGGCCAATTTAGTTTGCAACGCAGATCCACGAAGGGAACTAGTATCATCCAAAGAAAGTTGCGCAAGATCTAGCTCATTTTGGCCATAAGCCTTAGTTCTGCCAGCACCTGGCACAACTACACCAATTTCCGAAAACTCTACTTCATTATCACCACTGTTATTGTGCTTGTGCAAGACATGTGCAGAAGGAGAATGTGAGGACAACTGGCTCTCATTGACAGTCAAATTGCCATTGCTGCCTTCTTTTGCATCTCCACCAATCTTGTAAACAAAATTAGTTGACTTGCAAAAAGTGGCATGCAAAGGATGCTTTTCCTGCAAAGTGAGAGCACTTTCCAATCTAAAAGAGAGGCGCTGCTTTTGCATCTCTTCCTTTGTCATCTGGTTGTTCCGATGCATAGAGAAGGTGTGCCTGTTTAAGTATTGGACAATGGCCCCCTTTTCTTTGATCAATTCTTGCTCGAGGTAAGCTGTAGGAGTATATGTCTTAGTCAAACTAACAGCGCAACCTGCAACATTGACTTTAACCATCGCTAAATTGAAATCTGGTGCAACATCGCCATTGCTCGTAGTACATAGCAATTTGAATCGAGAATTCATGTTCGGGGCAATTTCCACCAAGGTATCTGGAAATAACAAAACTCGAATAGGACGACCACCTATAAATGGTGCAACAAACACACTTCTTATAGCATTATCTGGATTTAAATGTGCTGTATCAACCAGCAACATACCACCACAAATATTGCTATCAGGAGAGGTGAAGCAATCCATAATGACCTCTATAGCCCCAACATGAAGTGCAGTAGCACCATTAGCATTTTTCTTGTTAGCTTGATGGTAATCTGTTATATTTGTACTGGTCAATAAATGTTGCGGAACAATTGGTATGTCTAGCACTTTGTTCTCACCAGGTGTGAGAGTTCCTGTTGGAATATGTTGGAAATCTATTGTTGAGCCTCCCATAAGCTTGTCAAAAGCTATCTCTTTTTGCTTTATCAAACCACGCTTAAGACCAGATAGGAGACTCTTACTTCGCTCATACATTTTATTTGAGTTGGGAATTAAATTACTCAGGGGTTGATTGACCACAGCTTTTTCGGCCAATCGCTCCTTGTCTTTGAGTGCCGAAGCAGCCAAACCTTCCTTTTGAATCACTTCCATGGAATACTTTCTCTCTAAAAAAGCAGCAAGGTTCTGACAGCTGCTAATAAAAAGTGCTGGTTCTTTATACTGAAATAGATAGTGGAGTATTTGAATAATCTCCCACCAAATTCCCAAACAGAAAAGCCACAAAACAGCTAAAGGGTCGGGTCTAAACTTGTTGACAATGTAATGTGAGGCCAAATATTCCACAGGGACTGTTTGAACAGAGTAGTCTTTATGGTAACCCTCAAAACACTCATAAACTTGTTCACAGAAATGCCACATGAATGCAAATTAGTTGAATTAAGCAAATGCATACATTTGGCTGAGAAACTTTAGAATGGTTGAGGAAGAAAAAGAAAGAGGGAGAAACTCTTAGCACAGTCTACCGAGCCGTAAAGTGCGAGAGGGAGCAGAGATCACTTTAAGACACTTTGGTGGGATCTTTGATCAAGAGACGGTATTAAACTCTCTCAAACTTTACA